GACAACGGGACGGTCGTCTACACGGACGCTGAAGCCTTCGCAGAGGGTGTAGAGGCGTACATCATCAACGACGAAGGCGAGAAGATTCCCTTGCCTCCCGGTGACTACCAACTCGAAGACGGACGCACCCTCGTCATCGGTGAGGGTGGTATCGTTTCTTCCATCGGTCAGGCAGAAGTCGAAGAGGTCGAAGCCTCTGAAGAAGTCGAAGTAGAAGTCGAAGCCGAGGAAGAACCTGGATACGTCACCAAGGCGGAAGTCGAGGAGATGATCAAGGCTGCCCTCGAGTCCATCAAGGACAAAGAAGAGATGTCCGTGAATCCAGAAGCCCCGAAGGAGGCCAAGAAGGAAGTGAAGGAAGAGGAAGAAGTGGTGGACGAGGTAGCCGTGGAACTGGCTGCCGTGAAAGCACAACTCGAAGACATGAAGAAGCAGGCCGCAGAAGCTGGCCTCAAGCATAAGGCTCCCACCGTGAAGCGTGAGCCCCTCAATCTCAAGAATCTATCAACTCAGGAGCGCGTTGCCGCAATCCACAATCAATTCTCATCAAAATGAGCCAGTATCATTTCGCCAACGCCAGCATCGCCGTAGGCAACTATGCAGGTGAGGCAGCACGCCCATACGTTGCCGCTGCCATCCTTTCAGCAGACACCATCGCCAACGGCTATGTGAGTGTCTTGCAAAACGTTCACAGCGTAGCACAACTCCGGAAGTTCACCGGTGTGTCAATCGCAGCACAAACGTGCGGCTTCACCCCCGGTGAATCCAACGCGTTGACGCTGGGCAGCGTCGCCTTGACGACCAGCCCCTTGCAAGTCAACGAGCAGGTGTGCAACAAAGACCTTCGCGCGACGTGGGAAGGGATGCAGATGCGCGGACAGAACTCTCCCGCTCCTGCCGACTTTACCACCTACGTCGCTCAATATGTAGCCGCACCACCTACGTCGCTCAATATGTAGCCGCCAAGGTTGCAGAAAGCATCGAGATTAACTTGTGGGGTGGAAACTTCGACCCTAACGACTCAAGCCTCACCGGTGGTGGTGAGCTGGGAACGGCTTTCGATGGCTTGTGGCACCACATCGTGGACGCTCAGGCTAATCTCGGATACGACGGAGAGGTGGCTGGTGCTTTCACTGCCGATGCCCACGCCACGACCGGTGTCTTGACTCACTTGTCAGCTGCCGTAAACGGCGCTCCAAGCGATATCCAGAGCGACCCGAACGCAGTCATCTACGTCAGCCGCAAGACCTTGTTCTTGTTGCAGCGTGCCATGGCTGGTGTAACTCTTCAAGCCACAGGCACAGCAGCCAACGGCCCCGTTGCATACTCTCCTACTTTTGTTGGTGAGAACCGTCCAACGACGTACTTGGGCTTCCCCATCATCGCTGCTGCTGGATGTCCTAACGACACCGTGCTCTTCTGCAACCCCAACCAGCTGTACTTCGGTACCGACTTGTTGACGGACCACATCAACGCGAGCATCTTGAACCTCCGCGATGTGACTGGTGACGACGTGACTCGTGTTATCATGCAGTTCTCTGGTGGAACGCAGATTGTGGACGCAGGTTCTTTGGCTGTCGTTCGCCGTACTTCCTAACTGAAACCGAGAGACGGGGGGGGCTTCGGCTCCCCCATATCTCACAACCCCTTGAATCATGGCTTGTACACTTACACTTACTGGACGCTCGCTTCCATGCCGCGATGCCCTCGGAGGGGTGAAGAAGGTTTGGATTGTGACCACCGCAGGAGGAACCGCAAACACCTCCTTCACTGACGACCTGTGGACATACGACGCTAACGTTGGAGATGTTGTAGGAAAAAATGGTACCGTTGCCAAGGATTACGTCTCACCGAAGAATAGCTCGAGCTTCACGCAGACCGTGAACGCCTCCGTGGAGAATGGGACTGTCTTCTATACGCAGGTTCTCTCTTTGGTCTTGAACAAGCCCGTCGTGGCTGACGTCGTAGAGCTCACCAACTTGGCAAAGGGTCGCCTCGGCATCCTCGTCCAAGACAACAACGACAACTACTTCGTCATGGGACACACCCGTGGGGCGGAGTTGACGGGTGGTTCTTTGGCTACCGGGACGGCTTTGGGAGACCTCAACGGATACACCTTGGAATTCACTGCCGAGGAAGCCATCCCTGCTCCTTTCTGGGATACTACGGATACGACGAACGTAACCTTGACACCAACGACATAAACACCGAGGCCGCACCTTGGGACCGTTTATAGTTACAACAGGAGGGGGAGGGCATACGCTCTCCCCTTTTCAGTAGAAAGATGATACACCTCCAGCCCAACGCCTCCACGAATACGATTTACGTCTCTCCCTTTCAGAGTCGTAAGTTCCTCGCTACCTTCACGCACTACCTTGTGGAGCTCTTGAACAACGCCACCCGAGAGGACCTCTACTTCATCGCTGACGTAGCCGTCGATAATGAGCGATATACGAAGATTATCGTGCCCACCGATACCGACGACCCTACGGCTGGATCCATCCTACTCACCGAGTCGGGGCTGTACACCTACAAGATATGGGGCCAGAACTCCGCCTCGAACCTCGACCCCTTGGATGCGGTGGTGGTGGGGGCCTGCGAGGTGGGGACGTGCAAGGTAGCCGATGAGTCCGCGTGGACCATCCCTTCAATTTCGATTCCCGATAACGTGATATATTACCAGTGATGGAACTACTGAAGCTCAAAGAATACGAAGAACGCTCCTATGCGGAGATTCCCAGCCGTGAGGGGTGGGTGAAGTATGGCGACGACAACCTCTTCCCGCAGTACCTCATCGACCTCTACAAGTCGAGCGCGACACATAACGCCCTGTGTACTTCTATCGCCTATATGATTTTCGGTGATGGGGTGCAGGCCAACGACTTGGACGCACGATTGAAGATTCAGGAGTGGGGCTTGGACGACGAAATCCGCAAGGCTTGCGTAGACCTGAAGATTCAGGGAGGCTTCGCCCTTGAGGTTGTGTATTCCATCGACCGCACCACCATCTCCAAGGTACGCCACTGCCCCTTCGAGAACGTACGCTCAGGCGAGGTAGACGAGAACGAGGAGTGTCACTGGTATTATTACTCAAAGGATTGGTCTGACAGGAACGAGGAACCCATCGCAGTCCACGCCTTCGACCCTTCCATGAAGAACGAGCACCCGACGCAAATCTTGTACGTCAAGCCGTTCTCTCCCGGTTCCTACTACTACCCCAAGCCCGACTACATCGGAAGTATCGACTACATCGAACTCGACAAGGAAATCGGGAAATACCACATCAACAATATCAAGAACGGACTCGCTCCTTCCTTCACCATACACTTCAAGAACGGGGTACCGGCCAGTGAGGAGCGCAGGAAGATTCGCAACGACATCGAACGTCAGCTCGCAGGGGCTACCAATGCGGGCAAGTTCATCGTGACGTACTCCGATTCTCCCGACAGGAAACCCGACTTCGAGCCGTTCCCTCTCTCCGATGCCGACAAGCAATACCAATTCCTCTCCACCGAGGTGTCCGACAAAATTATGGTTGGCCATCGCGTTGTTAGCTCGGCTATGTTTGGCGTCAAGACGGCAGGGCAGCTCGGAAATACGCAAGAGCTTGAAATCGCCTCGGAACTCTTCGACAGGCAAGTCATCAAGCCCTACCAGAGAATCGTAGAGGACGCAGTGCAACAAATCCTATCTGCTGCGGGGACTTCTTCCGTTGTGACGGTGCAGGAGGTTCCAGCCATCCAGATCCAAGCGAAGGAGGAATACGACTTGAACCTCGCCTGCGACTACCTCCTCGAGATGGGCGAGGAAATTGACGAGGAGTGGGAACTCATCGACGCACGGAAGGTGGACTACGAGACGGAAGCTATCCAAGACGCTATGTGGACATTCGCCACGGTGCCTTCGGGCAAGCCACAAGCCAAGAGCGAGCAGGACAACGAACTCATCAAGGTCCGATACGCATATATGCCCAAGGTCACAGGCACACCCAACCACGAGAGCCGCGACTTCTGCAAGCGCATGGTGAATGCGGGAGAGAGGGTATGGAGGAAGGAAGACATCGAGGCGGCTTCGTCGCGTGCTGTCAATCCCGGGTGGGGTCCCAACGGAGCCGACACCTACGACTTATTCCTCTACAAGGGAGGTGGATCGTGCCAGCACTTCTGGGAGCGTCGCACATACTTGAGAAAGAACAACAAGAAGGTGAGCGTAAATAGAGCCCGTCAAATCATCCGTGAGGCAGGCTTGGACCCTATCCCCACCAACGACAGGAAAGTAGCCCAGAGGCCCCGCGATATGGCGAACCGTGGATTCTTGCCGTCCAACTCCGCCGCTCGTAACATCAAAACACCTCGATAATGGCACTACAAGCAGAAGTTCTCTTCGTCAATCCTGATTATATGAAGCGCATCACCCAGCTCAACGGAGGGGTGGAGGATGCGGTCATGGTTCCGGCTATCATCCTGGCACAAGACAAGTACCTTCAGGCATACCTCGGGACGGACCTCCTCAACAAGCTCAAGAGCGACGTGAGTGGAGGCACCCTCACAGGCGCATACGAGACCCTTCTGGACACTTACGTCCGCAAGGTGACGGTATGGTGGGCTATGGTGGAGATGTTGCCTAATTTGTACGTCAAATTGGACAACGGGGGGCTCGTAATTCGGACGGCAG